GTGAGAGTCAACTGTAGATGCTTGCAACCAACAAGCTGTGGGAATGTGGACTATAAGACGTCCTCGTCTGTAGTGCCCTCCAGGGCCAGGATGATCATACGTAGATCACACACGGCGACTTTTATAGACGTTTCGCCAGGTCTGTACGTACGCTTTATCCCAACTCGTTCCAACATACCAATCGACAGCGAACCTTTACCAACGCAACCGCATCGCCAGCAAGAGATTTTGTATTATTGGAATACATGAGTAGAGTACCAACATGTTGCATCTCGTCATCAATAGTATTCGCAGAGTCATCACCGTCAGTCAACATCGTGCCATTGTTCTTCACAGGGCGATATGTTATACGCCCATGCTCTGTGACACTTTGAATAAGACTAACTCCGCAGTTTGCTACAGTGTCTTCAGTTACAGTAGACCCTGCAGCCCAATATGTCTCTCGTCTACAACCCACCAAAAGGGTTCCTCCTTCATTCTTAGATAGAGTTGCTACAAACTCTAAATTAATAAACTCTACTTTTATATATCTAAAAGCAGAGATGATTTTATAATCATTAGCACCGAAATACGCAGCTGAAAAGAGGGAATCTGTCGTATTCGGATCAGTAGGGGGCGGTACCCGCAACCTAACGGCTCGCCTAACCTGATAAGGCACTGTGTTCAAAAGAGAGAAAACACCATTTACGGTGACAGTAAGCCGCCCGGAGTCCACACCTCTCGGTATGTTTGATGTTGTGCCTGATTTCCTCCCTCTTTTCTTTCCACGTCGCTTTGTGCCACCGAAGCCTGTCGTGGTATCGACAGCCCGTTGGCTTCCATCTGTAAATGCAGTGTTTTTAACACTTCCATATACTGCTCTCGTGGCGGTTTTCGCAAGGCTGATGAGAGCATCAGCCATAGCCGGGGTCCAGCCACCCCTAAGATTGTTCCCGCCAACCCTGTTATTATTAGATCTTGTAACGATAGACATTGCATGAACTGATAAGAAAATCGTTTTTCGGATTAACCCCCGAGAATGGGCTTGTTGGACTCATTGAGTTTAAAGACTTCTTTCTTCATATCCAAGAAGACAATGGTCTTTATAAATCTACTTAAAGACTTTACTCGTCTGACATATCACTCTCGTAATTGTAGTCGAAGTCTTCTTCGTAGATGTCTGCTCCAGAACGGTTAAACCCTCCAGTTGTTTTCCCGCGTTTGCGAGTCTTACCACTGGTCTTAGACGCATAAGCAGCCTCACGTGCTAATCGTGCCGCAATTCTTGCAGACCGATCAAGCTCGCGCAACTCAGCCTGCTTCTTTGCCCATCCGTCTTTCACAGCTTGTGAAAGTGGCATGAGCAGCCCACCATATTTTGGATCTATAGCGGGTCTTTCTACATTCTTATTTGTTCCAACATCAAGAATGTTTGAATTGGCATCAGTACTACGTTCCAATTCTTCTTGCATAGCCCACTCAGGTGGATTTAAAATCTCCCCCAAGCGTCCTGTTAGCTCTGCTTCTTCGTCATTGATTTCGTCAAAGTCATCGAAATCATCAAGACTGTAATCGGGGGGGACTGAGGTATTTGTCTCAGACCCACCCATCCGATCCTTCTGCGACATCCCAGTAAATTCTGGGAGAGAGTCGTCTGCAGGTAAAAATAAGTTCGAACACCATTCGCTTGAAGGCCAACTAATATCTTCTGGCTCAAATGGTATGTCCATGAAGACAGACATCTCTGTTTCGGAAACAAACTCGATGTCATCCTCGACTAAAGGTCGAATTGATCTCTTTTCAAAAGATCGATACAATGCTTCAAATCTATCAGCAAGAATAGGGTAAAGGTACCCTCCTCCAGCGTACAAAGATCTAATTTTCTGCATTGTACATTTCTGCTTGATCAACGGACTTGAATACGATTTCTTATAAGTGGTCGCACTCAACAATAACCGATGAAGCTTGGGTTTGGGAACATAATGCGCGCGTTCTTGGCCTTGAACTCGCACTAAAGTTTGCCCCAGAAACTCGAAAGGATACTCTGGCATCCCTTCTTCAAAGTGGTACAAATCCAATGTTCCTTCTTTGAATATAAGTCCAAACCTATTAAGGGTTTCATCTCTCACTCTCTGAAGGAACACATACAACTTTGCTTTCGAGTCTAATTCAGTTAGTGAGTTGTCAAAGTACTCTTTGACGAACCCATTAACAGCAGCACTAGCGACCTCATCGAACTTTGTGGTTCCTGGTATACCACTGCCCATTCCATGATTAAATTGATACGTTAGAGCGGAATCAATAACCACTTGTTTGGTATAGGCTCTTTTACAATTCAGTTTCAGTACCGAATTCCAGGTGTTATCTAAATGCTTAAAATACGGTTTCCACACCGCATAAGCCACCAGACTCCATTGATTGCTTAATGACAAATCCATGTGTGAAAAATCTGGCGTGACTACG